CCGCAGCCTCTACAGCAGCCCTCAGAACTGCTGTCTTGCCCTTAATGGGAACTCCAACCGCCCTTGCGCGGGCCTTCAGCTTTTCGTATTCGGTAGGCTTGCGATCTCCTCGCTTGGGTTTGCTCACTCGTTCCGTGGAGATTCCCTGACCCTCAAAACGAGCGGGCGTTCTTCCCGGCCCCATCGGCCACGAGACACCTTCAGACTCATCCTGCTCACGATCGAGGTATTCTTCGTATTCTGCCCGCTCATCAGGGGCCATGTCCCCAGTAACCTTCTTATGCTCTTCAGCCACATCCCCGGCAATCGCACGCTGTATCACTTCATCGTTCTTGTAGTCCTTGAGGACCTTCTCAGGGACCTCCTTACCCTCCCGCAGGGCATCTCGCACAAGAGCCCTGTGAAGGTAGTCAGAACGGTTGAAATACTTATGTTCAAACCGACCATGCTCCGCAGGACCGATGTATAGTCGTTGGCCCTTAACCTTCTGACCCTTGACCATTCCACGCTGGTGGATGAAGTCCAGAACATGTTCTATCTCATGCCGTGTGACCGCTAATCCGGCATTAGGAGACAAGTGGATCTTTGCCCCCTCCATCACTGGCTTATCGCCTTTCCAGCGATAAGCCAGAAAGCCCTCGTTTCCGAGGCTACCAGAGCCCTCTGTTTCCTTCAGGCCAAGTATTTTAATACCAAGGGCTTTGATTTCAGGGTACTTCTCTTCGTAATACTGAAGGAGTCGGTGCGGATCAGTGCCTACCTTGGTGCCATCGGCAAGTTTCTTCTGGCTCAGGTATCCCTCCATTTCTGGCCGCATGTCCCCCCTTCGGAATCGTCCCTGTGGTATCGTGTGAGCCTTCTTTGCCGCAATCTTCACTTTGGGGCGAAGGGCAGGGACGCCACCGGGAACCCACTTCTGGGTTGTCCGCTCTGCCTTCGCCAGCCTCTCGGATTGTTCATCCGGGGGAGGTGGTGCCACGATGGGGCCTCTGGTAAACGTACTCGCAGCAGGCCCTGTACCGACTTCACCGGGGGTAGATATACCAAGTCCGGCTCGCTGTCCCTCTGCCCGGCCCATAGCCCGTGTTCGCCGCCTTGCTCGCTCTGCGTCTTCACGTTCTCGCTCTGCGTCTTCGCGTTCGGTACGCTCTTCCCACTCCCTGTATCTGGCCTGTTCGCCCGTCTCTCGAACGGGACGCCCATGCTCGTCCGTAGTCCACTCAAGGAGCCTTGTCTTGGCCCGCTTGGCTTTCGCTTCCCGCTCCTCTTTCTCCTCCTCTTCACGGAGCCGTTCCTCCTCCTGTAGGCGATCGTATTCCTCACCTGTAAAAGTGGCTTCAGGATCTACCGTAGGCCTGCCAGTCGCCCTACCTCGCCCAGCAACTGGCCCACTGCCCTTAGGAGGCGCAGTGGTTCTAAGAGACTCATCAAAGGCTTCACTCAGCTCCTCAGCGTGCGCGTCAATCTCGTCTCTCATCCCAAGGAGAGTCTCTTGGAAGGCCTTTCGGCCTCCTGCGCTGCGTAGATCGCGGTGACGTTCGGATTCATCAGGGAAGAGAGTAGCCGCACGCTTGCGGCTCAAGGGGCCTTCAGAAACCCTGTCGAGCTTCTCGTCCAACGCATCTAATGCCGCATCTCGCTCTTCTGCGGTGTCAGCATTTGCCAAGGCGTCCAGTTCATCGGCCACGTATTCCTTGGCTGCAACCGAACCAGTTTCACCAATCTCCTTGAGGACCACAGCCAACGGGTCCTGCTTCGCTCTGGCTCTTGCCACATCCTCTTCGGTCTGCTGCCGTTGTGCGAGCCTCTGCGGGCTCACCCCAGAGCCCGCACCCATCATCTGGCGACCTGTTTCGGCCTCAGATCTCAGGGCTTCAGCCTCGTCTTGAGCGTACTCGTCGTGGTGGGGTAGTCTGCTCTCACCCCAAGGATTTTCTTTATCCGCTTCTTCAAGGCGACCTACTTCTCGGAGGGCTAATTCCTTATGGATGCCAAGCAACTCGATCTCGGCAGCCTTGATCCTCGCCTCAGATCCTCTGCCACCAGTGAGCTTCTGCTCCGCAATGTGCGCAGAGAGAATCTCTTTCTTGTTGATCAGATCGGCGTCTTGGGGATTGATCCCGTTGATAGCCGCTGAGCCGCCGCCCACGGCGGCGAAGGCGACCAGCATCGGAAGAGCCTCGTCCCAGAGAGCCTCCCACGCCGCACCGTCACTGGGGTCCTTTAGGACCGCAGTGTGTAGTTTCCACAAGTGGGGGTTCTCGTCAGCGGTAATGCTGAACCCCTTCAGGAAGCTGCCGACCACTTCTTCTGCGTATTCTTCCAGCGGGTTCGCTGACAACGATGCCGCCTTGAGCATGGGGTTTGTTCGTAGACTTTTCTGTAGATGGCCCATCGCACCCAGTATCGCCTCACGACCACCCTTTGCGAGTTCTTCATCCGGCATCTTCCCGAGCAGTTTTCGCAGCTTCATATTGCGGATCTTCGCTCCTGCTGGCCCCATGATGACCGGACCCAACCGTTCGGTCATTATCTCAATGTAGTTGTCGAAGAGGGCGTTATAGAAATGTTCCCCCACACCCTTGGTGTTCTCCTCAAGAAAGTAATCGCCCTTATCTGAGACCTTCAAGGTGGGGTCTCGACGGCGCATAAAGCCCTCTACGATATTCCCCCAGTAGACAGGGTGGTGAGCCTGACGGGCAGACCCGGCGGCAAACCCAGTGACCTTCGCAAGGGTGGGAACGCCTCTCGCCGTACCGCTAATCCCGGCCCTAGCAGCAAGCCCTGTCTTCCCCGCAATCGCTCCTCTTCCTGCAATTTGCCCGGCCTTAAAAGCTCCCCCAGTCATTGCCATTTCAAGACCAAAGGCAGGTATGCGAGAAGCAAGGTCAACAGTCTTCGCAATCTTCCCACGTCCACGGGCAACCTCATCCTCTGCGATGTAGAGGCCTAGTCGGCCAAGCTCGGCGTCTGTAACCGACCCGTCTACGATTTTCTTCTTAATCTGCCTCTTGTCGTTCCACATCAGTGCCCCATACACCTGCCCGGCTATAGGGGTTCTGGTGATAAGCCCTCGTGTAAACCGAGCCGTTCCGGCTCCTGAGGGGTCCAGCGGGTTATACGAGAATTCCATCGGCTTCAGCTTGCCGCCACGCCCGTAGTGTCGGTCTGAGTAGCCCTTCTCCTTAAGCAGTTTTATGTTGTGGGCGACACTACCGGCTAGTCTCTCTTGGATCGAAAGAGTCTTGTCGTACGAGGCCTCGAATGGATTGTCTTCGACGTATTTAGAGATTCGTTTCTCTGCATCACCAGCAAGTCCAGCAACGCTTTCACGAAGCGAGTCCTCAATCTCTTCATCAGACATGCGATTGAACTTCTCAATCATGGCCGGGTCGTTCGCTTTGCGGCGAACGACCTCTGCCTCCTGCTGGTCGTCCCGCATGTGGAGCCATTCCCACTCGTCGATGTCGGCAGGACGTTCGTAGGTGTAACCCGGACCCTTCTTCAGGGTCTGCGTAATCATCTCACCTCTCAGGCGAGCCTGCTCCTCAAAATTGAAGGGCTTTCGGTCCCCCCGCTTCGGATCAGGCGGTAGACGTTTTACAGGCGCAGGCAGAGGATTTCCGAATTCATCCTTTTCCTGATGGTAGTATCTAGGGTCCGACTCAAGGGCCGTTAGTGCATCGTTCGGCATAGTTTATTTCCCTTGGCTTTCCTGAACGCTTTGCAGGGCGGAGACCCAGCGAACTTGATCTCTGTACTCCTGAGTGCCTTTCTGTAGCTTCGACAGTTCCTTCAACGCCGCAGCCGAATTAACACCTTTTCTAAATCCACTCCATCGCTTCGCCAAGGCAGCAGCCTTCTGCCCCGTAATAGGGGCCTCGCCTCTTCCTGCGGGGCGAGCGTACTTGGCAAGAGACTCTTTGGTGGCGTAAGTGGCCCCAACAGGCCCTTCAGCCTCCAGTTGTTCAGGGAGTGACATCACGCCCCTCTCAGACCTTCTTGGAGGAAGGGACATCGGATCGCCCCTGCGGGCACCCGCTGCGCCTGTTTCGTGTAACGGCGAGCCAGCACCAAACGCCCCGCCAGTATAGCCAAAGCCGGGATCGCCCGGTGACAGCCCCGCACCGCCGCCAGCAGCCCCTACATCAGGCAAAGAGAGCCCACGTTCGGCAAGCTCCGGCGTTACTATTACCGACAGGTCTGCTTTAAGTGGGTCAACGGGGATCTTATCGTCCCCAAAATACTTTCTCGCCAAAGATCTCCCATAAGGAGTCCAATCACCATCTTTGTCAACCAGACTTCCGTAGATATCTTCCTTCGCATCGTAGTAGGCTTTTCGCTGCGTATCGTCCCGCTCCTTCTGCTTGGCTTCGCCAAGACCTCCAACGGGGACTTCTTCCATCACGTACGTCAAGCTCCCATCGTCGTTCTGCTTGGGCACGATTCTGTTAATAGCCTTGTTGCCGTCTTTATTTTCAAACTCCTTGTCGAATTCGATATGATGGCTTTCAAACCACGCCTTGAGTTTCTTGGGATTACTCACAACGTCAGGGTTAAGCTGAGTCCGTAGCGATCCGTCCTCTAGGGTGGTAGTGGTTGTGTACTTACCGGGGACCTTGTAGCCCGCTTCGCCCGGCGACTTGGTAGTGTATTTCTCCTGCTCATGCAACGTGTCTAGCTGTTCCTGAAGTGGCCCGATGAGCTTATTTAGCTCTTCGGGGTTTTTCTGAGTCGGCATGATGTTAGCATTTTTTTGGGCATCTGCGATCTTCTTAGTAAGGTCGGCATGGACTTGCCGACCGGGGGCATTAAGGAGGCCATAATTATAGGTTTCCGCTGCCTTTATCTTGCGGTTAATTTCCTCCATCTTCGCAGCCTTGTCTCTGCTTTCAAGCTCCTGCTCAAGCCGCTGCTTGGCTGCCTTTTGATCTCGGACATGCTTGGTAAGGTCAGACTTTCGCCTCTCCTCCCACTCCAACTCCTGCATGGTGGTATCGAATTCAGACTTCTTATCCCACTCGCTTTCCCTGCGACCAGTTTCTTGGTCGAACATTTCCTTGGCATGATCCCTGCCCTGCTCTGCCTGACCCTCTCGCCACTTAAACTCTTTCTGCATCTTGTCCAAGGCAGAGTGGTGACTGTACTGGGTCTTCCACGAGTTGAACTGGCGGTCCAAGGCGGCTTGCTGCTGCTGCTGCCGCATCTTCGCCGCCTGCATCTGCATCGCCTCGATCTCACTGCGACGACGAATCGCCTCCTGACCGGCACCGGCTTGGTAAGACAGCGCACCCAGAGCAGACGGGGGAGGACCATATTCAAAGGAGATTGCCATTATTTATATCCGTGTATCAAGGCGTAAATTTACTTCCGTATTGTTTTTTATAGTCGTTGGCAGCGTTATTCGCTCTAAGGGACTCCATGCTGGCACCCGGATACTTTGCAGTTCCGTCCGGGTTAAATTGGTTTGCTCTGTTTTTCGCGAGGTCTGCCGCACCCAGTAGCTCACGATACGCTGCCGCGTGATTCGTAACCGTAGACGGAGTGGCAGACGCCGGAGTGCCGGTAACAGGTTGATCGGAAGTGACAGGCTGATTCTGATTGGAACCGACAAGAGAAGCCACGGGGTTAGAGGTTGTTGCGGGGACGTTATAGCCGAGGCCACTCATGTCCCCGGTCTGACGAGCCCTCTCTACGGGGTCAGTTGGTACTGTCGCTACTAGGTCTGCCACAGTCTTAGGAGTTGTCGTGTCTGCTTTTATGATCGGATAGCCTGAATCGGTATCGACGGGGGCTGCGTTGGGGTTTTTAGTGCCAGTGAGAACCGCCTCAGCGGCAGCCCACTCCCCATCGGTAAGCGTGGCCCCTTTGGGTTTCCCATGAACCTCGGCGTGGGTTAGGCCCTGTCTGGCGTACCTATGACCAGCAGTCGGAGTTCCGTCTGGGTTAAAGGCCGCCGATACCCTATTTGCCGAAGGAGTCTTTTTATCCCCAAGAGAGAAGTCCTCTTCGATGTTCATATGGCCTCGCTCATTTGGATTTTTTCCCGCCCGCTCTCTCCTGCCAATCAACTCTTGCAGCTCTGCTTCCTGAGCTTGCGTGGGCTGACCCACTTGCATTAGAGCCTCCAACTTTTTTCTGTCATCGTCACTGAACACACTGTCCTTGCCTGCTGCGGCTGCCGCTGCGGCCTCTATGTCACTAAGCGTTTTTTCTGACTTCTCCTCTTTGTCTGCTGCATCCTTCTCTCCTTTAAGGCTCGTTATCGTCTCCCGATCGGTAACGGGAGTCCCGTCAGGCGTTATGTAGGTGTTTGTCTCTGGGTTCCAGTAGTATACGTCACCGCCCACGGGGATCATCTGGAAATTCGGCTGAGGTCGCCACGACCCAGTTCCTGTATCGCTGGCTGTCTGGTTTGGGTCATCCTTTTTCGCCGGAGCATTAGGCTTATCGTCGCGGTATTCCTGCTCCTCCCATTCGTTGGCGGGACGGTAGGAGATGTTCCCTGAAGAGTCTACGTCCGAAACCATCACTTCGTTGTTCGGACCCATTACAGGCGCGCCACCCATCTGGTTGATGATTCTAATTTGGTTGACAATCTTTTCCACAGGGTCCTTCGCTTCACCCGGCTTCTCTTTCTCACCGGGGAAATTAGGAAGCATATTCATCAAGGCTGGCAAATTGCCCATCAGGCCCGCTAGTGGCGCACCTTGTTGACTGGCTACACCTAGACCCTTGGCAAGGCTCATCAGCAGTGCCGGGTCCAATCCCTTATGGGTTACACGTTCCTCAAGGCCACTCTGGGCCTTCGTCACGTCTGCCAACTGACCAGCTTGGTCACGTTGGCCCTGCTGTAGCGCCGTCAGGGAACGACCACCAATCTCTCGCTCTGCATCAGCCTGCTGACGCAAGGCGTTCGCCTGCTCGGTAAACCCAAGACCCGCCAGCTTGGCTGACAGGGCCATCTTCTGTTGCCAACCACCAGCGATGGCCGATGTCTTGGCAGCTTCCTGACCCAAGACCCCCTGTAGACCAGCCATCTGGAAGTCCCCAGCCTTACCAGCCTGCAAGCGATTCAAGGCGTTCTGATCACCCTGCGTTGCCAACGAGGCCTGCGCCTGAGCCCCCAGTCCCGCCTGTGCGAGTTGAGCGGCAATACGATCTGCCGATGTGCCCGCCTGTAAGCGGGCACCAAGGCCCGGTAGACCAACGCGCTCGCCAGTCATGGCGCGGAGTTTCTCCCACTCGTTGAACTGGCCGAGCTTCTGCTGGGCCACCTGATCGTTAAGCTGTCGCAGGGCATCGCTACGGCTGCGTTCTATCTTCGCAAGTACCCCTTGCCGCTGGGTGTCTGCAACAGTTGTATTTTGTAGGCCACGGGACCGCAAACTCTGCTCTACTCGATCCCCTTCCCTCTTTGCCATCTCGTCAAACCGCTGGTTAATCTCTTCCTTGCGGCCCGCACCAAGCTGCTCTGCAAGCCCCATCCCCTCTCTCTTGGACCCGGCCAGCGTACGACCCTGCTGTTGTGCAAGAGACCCATACCCGGCTCCCATGGCCCCCTCACGGGCCATGGCACCGGGGACAACCCCGGCACGTGCTTCTTCCACGGCTGCGCTGATGTCGCCAACCGTCTTCGCTCCGATATCCTTGGCCTGCGCCCGACCCTCCGTTACAGCCCCCTTGAGGGACGCATTAGCCTTGTCAACGTGGCTCTGTATCTCTGTCGAACTCTTACCAATGGCCTTCGCCATCGCATCCACATCGTCATTGAGCAGGTTTCTGGCTAGAGTGCTGGCTTCGCCAGCCGTATCGCTAATCTTCTTGAGGTTTCCTTTGAGGACTTCTTTTACATCGCCTCGAAGATTCTTGTACCCAGCCATTAAATCTGCAATGTCTTTTGGCGTACCGTCTTCGACCACCCTTGCCACATGCGCGCGCAGATCCGCAAGCGGCAGTCGAGCCAGCCGTAGCTGCTCGACTGACGCAGCCTGCCTCTCGGCAGCCCCCTTGTCAGCCATGCTGAGGAGCGCACCCAGCACACCACCCTCTTTGATCATCCCCCAACCGCCACCGCCGCCCCCACCCATGCCTTGGAGCTGCTGCAATATCTCTTCAGGACTGGCCCTACCCAGTTCCTGACCCTGCGTAGAACCTTTCTGGCCCGGTATACGGCCATAGATGGCTTCTCCTTGACGCTTACTCAAACCCCTGAGGAGGTTCTGTATCAGGAGCTTTCGATTCCAATCGGAGCTTACATTAGCCAGCGCGTCCGGTTGTCCGGGCGTTACCGGGTTAGTAATGTTAGCGTGATCGCCTGTGGTAATGACTGCCATGAGTATATTTCCTACACGTTAAACCTTGTTGTTCTGGGTGCCTTTGTCCTTACCCCGCCACCAAGACCCGGACCCGCCGGGCTTCCGGTATTTAATGGATTAGGCATCATGCCAATCGAAGGATCACCACCAGTGGCTGCCGTACTTAGGCTTGCAAGATTGTTAGCGGCAGGCTGCTGCCTGTTGGGGAACATATCACGATACGCTTGCGACTGATCGGAGCCACCGAAAGCACTCGGCGTCTGCGCTTTATTCATTAGGCCACGGAGATCAGGTTCTAGGCGAGGCGGTAATACTGGCGACATCTCTTCTGAAAAAGGCGAGGAGGGAGGGGAATAGTTGACGGGCTGCCCGCCCTGCGGCTCCGGCAGTGTAGCTGGAGCAGGCCTCTGCATACCGGGATGATCTGGAGGGAACCAAGTAGTCTCGTGGGCACCATAAGTAGGCCCATACCCCCCCATGCTCATACCGGTCGCCCTAGCGTCCGAAGGATCAGAACCGGGCGAAACAGCATTCATCGCAGCATCCGGCGGCAAGTCTTCCATCCCAAGAGGTGCCATGGCCCCATATTCAGGCATGGCCTCCGGTACAGCACCCTGCATTGGGTCCATTGGCATGGCAGGACCTTCGAGAGGGTCAAAGCCGCCGGGAATAACTGGTGGCATCTGCGGAGGCATACCCGCACCAAATTCTTCGGGGGTAATTGGCGATACCATGAGGGGTTCCGTTGGACCGGGGAAATCTGTCTGCTGACCAGTAAGGGGGTCAGTCCTAGTTGTTCCCTGCTGTATCGTACCGCCAACTAGCGAAGGGTCAGCAGGCAACGGCGTACGTATCTCGCCATACTCCTCGTTCATACGCATCCGCGGATCGTCGGGAGCAGGGACGTACTCTGGCGGGTAATTGGCCGCTGACTCTGGTTGTGGCCCTCTGAACTCCTGATTCGTGGGCAAGGGTTCCCCAAGGCGAGGCGATCCAAACTGGAAATCCTGTGCAGGCCCCATGTCCGTTCTGCCAGTCGGACCACTGAGTTCGTACCCCAGCCCCGGATCACCCGGATCACCCATCGCGCCTGCCGGAGTGCCCGTGACAGGCTGATCACCCATCACACCTGAAGCAGTCCCTAATTGGTTGAGGGTGGAGCCGGGACCCCAGTTAGTATCCTGTAGTGGTTGTCGCTGCCACGGATCAGCCTGCTGGTTGCTGCGATCACCCATCATCTCACCCATTGATCTCCCAGCGCTTTCAGCGAGATCAGAAAGTGCGCTCAGCCCTTGCGGATTGGGGAACTCATAAGTCCCGTCATCCCCCGATGTAGCAACATTAAGATCGCCGGGCTGGCCTTGATTGTTGAGGCTGTCAGTTGTTCCGGCTGCCTTGCCGTACCAGCCCGGTGAACCTCTCCTCGCCTCCCTCCTACTTTTTCTTTCCGCACCTTCCTGTTGCGCTTTTTCGGCTCGGGCTTTCTGTTCAGCACGAGTTTTGTCATGCCTTGCCTTCCTTTTGGCCCTTTTCTCGGCCTTCTTTCTGGCGGCCTCTTTTAATCGTTCTTGTTCACCACCCGGGTCGAAACGCCGACCACTTGTATTCTTACCTTTAGGCCTCTCTTCGGCACGAATCTGGTTTTGTTCAGACAGCCACGTAACCATCTCCGGTGTACCTTGCCGGGGCTTCTTATCCATGTGGGCTTGCATACGTTCAGAAAGTGCCATGATTAACTCCGTACGCCTGATTGTTCAGGTTTCTAAGATTTGAATAGTTGCGGTTCATTTCGGTGCCCGGACGCCACTCGGCTCCGGTAGGGGTTGTTCGTGTACTAACTACCGCTGATTGATTGGCCGGTGCAGGCATCCCGCCGATGTCTGAAACAGACATGCCTACAGGGGTGTTAGGAACCATTTTTTGGAAAGGTCCGGGCAACTGGTTTTGCGGTTGCGATTTAACTTGAGCGCCCGCCGGATCGTCTGCGGAGAATCCCTGACGAGTTTGAGATGCCATGCCTTTCATTAGGCCTTGCACCGTGTTACCTCCCGGCGTGGGGGCACCACCCGACATCCCCCCGTAATCCGTAAACATCGGAGCGAAGTGCTGCAATACGTCCATCGGCATGGACTCAGGAGTTTGGAAGGCCTGATCGTACATTCCGGTCGTGTCGTAGCCCATTGTCATAGCGTGGTTCCTTACAGCCCGGCCCAGTCAGATCCGTCAAAGACCTGTACTTGCTTTGAATCTGTTGTGAATATCATCCGGCCAACAACTGGATTTGTTGGCCGGGTATCAGGTTCCTCTGTAAACCGCTCCAGCACAAACCCACGGTCGTCTAGGCTGGAAGTCACGAACTGGGCTAGTCGCCGCTCCCGCACATTCCCTCTGGGTATTCTGGGTGGATTTACCATTGCTTTGCCCTCGGCCCATCAAAGCTGTCAAGTTCAACACCCAAGAACTCCAACGAGAACTTCTGTGAAGAACTGTTGTTCCTGAGTCGTATAAACAGATCGTGCCCCGTTACACGGGCACGATCGCTGCGGTTGCGTCCTGCTGCAAACGTACCACTAGCCTTGCTGGACCCCGCCTTGGCGGCCTCTGCTGTTTCCGCTGCATACAGATCCCACGCAATCGGATTGCTGCCTGTAGCCACAGAACCCTTCATCTCCGTCAGCATCAGCTTGGGGCGGTTCTGTAACTGAATGGGGCCAAGGTAGGCGTACGCATCAATCGCTGTCGAATCGTCATTGGTAGCAGGGGTGTCATGGTCGATCTTGCGGATATAGCCGTCTTGACCACCAAGCAGGATGGCCCGATCGGCAACTGCATCACCGTCATAAACATGCACAGCAGTGGGGTTATGGTCTGCGGTAGCAAACTTATCCAGCCACCAGCTATTGTTCCTCGTATCGTAGAAGTAGTGCGTACTGGCACCGCCCCCAAGATCGGTAATGAAGACATTCACACCCTTCTCACGGTCATTCCAGACAAGTCGAATCAGGTTCGTGTTCTGATTAACAGCGGCCAACCGCTCCTCAATAGAACCCTGCGTGATATTCTGAGGCTTACTACCGGGAACCAGCCGATACACACCACCACGAGACCCAAAGAAATAGGCACTGCCATCAGGAGCCAAGCACCAAGCACGTCCCCAAGCCCCGCCAATCGAAGTGCTGATACAGTCAATGCGACCACTTTCAGCAGGATCACCAGTCATCTGGTAGATTGTGTGGTCGCCAAGGAACACTAGGATGTCATCAGTAAACGGGATCATACCGTTAATGATGTCCGGGCTCTTCCCGGCGTCCTGCTGGTTCCCGGCAACGGCTTGAACAGCCGTTGCCGTACCGGGAGCATACTCCCAATTATTGGCGTCACGCATCTTGCTCATAAACCAGTTATGCTCATCGCCTTTAACACCGCTAAGGACAATACGACCACGCCACGTCTCGATCAGGCGAGCGTAGTTGCCTCCACTAACAGGCATCGTCCCAGCAGACTCTGCCCACGCCGATACAGTGTTCGTCGAAGCAGTCCACTTCTTCTCGTTCGCCCCATCAGCGAAGTAGACAATACCGTCAAGGTTCGCAGAGAAGATAACCGGGGCAGTAGTGCTGAGGGCACCACTGCCATTAGTGGCAGTCGTTGTCGAGCTGGAGTTGAACGTAGCGACCGTACCACTGGTAATTACGTAGGGTATGATCGTACGCTGATTTAGCGACGACTGACCCGTAGGCACGGCCCTAGCGGCCACATGGCCCATCTCTTGAACCTGATCGTCAGCCACTCGGGCACTGGAATACTTAGCCAGCCCAGCACGTTGCGCACCCCGACTACGACCCGTACCGGGATCAAAAGCCCGTACGTTCTGTAAGTCTACACTTGACCCACGAGGCTGGTTCTCATACGCAACCGCATCAACTAATCCACTAACAGGCCAAGGCATATCAAACCTTGTCTTGCGTCGAGGCATTAGGCGAGCGATGCTCCATGGTTAGCCAATACGGCCCACACGATGTTGGCACCTTTGCTGACGCTAATTAGCGTCAGCGTATCACCGGCATCTGCCATAACAGCTTCATCTTCCGTACCACTACCAGAGTTAAGGATTTCACCACCCTTGCCCGAGATAGTCAGATCACCACCATCGGTTTTCAGGCAGATGGTAATGATAACGCCAGTACGTTGAGGGCTGCCGATCTTGCGGGTTTCCGCTCCTGCGGTCACAACGGAGCAGACGCCCATGGAACGATCCAACTCAATGGTTCCGGCATCGCCCGGATCAAGAAGGTCTAGTTCCGTACTCTTCGCCATGTCTTGTAATACTCGATGCGCAGTCATTTTTGCTCCCCTATGATTGGAGTGAAAGTTTACACGTACCAGCGGCGTCCCCGACTGCTTTCAGGAACCGCGCACCGATTAAAGTTGTGGGAATGGGCACTGACCTAGAGGCAGCCACCGTTGAAGTAATGTTGCCACTCCCCGTGTGGCAAATATCGTAGGTCCCATCAAGATCTTCCGATGAGTACCATGTAATCGTACCGACACTGGTGCTGTCGGGCATGTAGATGTAACCATACCGAAACCCACGAAAATCAACCGCCGTGGCGAGAGTAATGTTACCCGAACCGTTACAGATTGTTACCGATTCAACTAGGTCATTAGCAAAACTTGTACTCATAATTCACCTTATGGATTCGTGTCGTAAAAGATCGTACCGTCATAGTCTACGTCCGTCCCGAAGAACCGACGATACTCATTCTCTGCCGGAGCATGACCGTCTGACCTGTCTCCGTTGTACCCCATCCGTTCAGGGGTGAACTGCTGCTTGTCATGCGATATCGACGCCGCCAGACGTTCATGGAACTTCTGGCTATGGACACCGGCTTGATTTTCCATCCTTTGCTCTGCAATTGCCAGACAACTTTCCAGAATTGTCTCGGCGTGGGGCTCCCCGCCCAGCGGGTAGGGGTTGGATGATGATAGCTTGGACTGCAACGCATGGTAGCGATATGACAGGGTGTAGGCCTTATCGGGCGTGGGCCAGAGCAGCAGCTCAAACCGCTGCCCGTCACTGCCATCGCTCGCACGGGCACGGATAGCCCCTGACAGCGGGAATGTGTTAAGGGTATTGAAGTCCCGTTGCCGCAGGGTGCGAATTCGATGTTCACTGGTGATCTCAATGGGATACCAGCGATTATTAGACGCAGCGTACGTCAGCGGCCCTGTCATGCCGCCAAAAGCGGCTGGCAGGGTGTAATCCGACGTTCCTGCAACAGTTGTTAATGTCGTCGTAGGCTCTAGGAAAGACCATTTATGAGCCAATGACCCGCCGCCGATGGGCGGCGGGTGGTAGAACTGCCGCAGCCCGGCGTTAATAATTTCGTTGATCTGATCAGTTTCTGCACTCGACCAGTTTCCAGAAGTTCTCTCTCCCAGCCAGTACCAGCCGACCTCCTTCTGAAGGAGCGTCAACGTCAATGACAACGACGACTCGCTACTGCTAGTAGTCGAGCCGCCGGTTGTCTTGATCGTAAACTGCACCGGGATGGAGCTGGCGTGCGTAAACAGCAAGCCGATAATAGAGCCATTCATCTCCGCAGCGGTCAGGTTAATGGAGTACTGCCCATTCCCTTCCTCTGCGATTGACCCAGTGAGTGCTGCCTGCGAACCACCGTCAATCGTTCGGTATTTACCTATACCGGAAGCGGCACCAGTTAAGGCAGCACCCGTATCTTTGTTTACCAAGGCAAACGTAAACCCGGTAACGGCTTGGTTCTGGACAAAGCTCATGCAGTTGCCTTCTCAGTTTTCTTGGTTGGCTTAACTGGTGGCGTCATCTTCGCCGCAAGTACAGCCACAAGGCAACTGACCTGTAGGTCAAGCGGCCCGTTAGCCTTCTTGTGATACAAGGCCGTCACCTCTCCATGAAGTTCGGCAACGTCCTCTGGTACTTCACCACCGTAAATTTCAAGTAAATCGTCCATTAGGTTCCCCCCCCTTAAAAGGAGATCATGGTGCCGGGAAAGGAGACCCGGCACCATGATCCGCGACACAGGTTAGTTAGCAATGTCTTCTGCCTGAATACAAGCAACCCAATCCACATGAAGGATTGGATCGGTCGTACCAGAAGAATGACATACAAAACTTGGCGTCATTTCGACAATCGGAATACTCGCCGTCTGCTTGGTGCCAGCGACACCATCAACGAACGGCGTAATCGAAGTCAAGCCATCAATCAGGAAACCTACTTTGATGTAGGTATCATCAGCGATGGTTCCAGCACTGGTATCCGAAACACGGGTATCAGCCTTTTCGTGGACATACGACAACGAAAGCGTGTTAATGGCCTCAAATCCGACATGGTTAGATGTCGTATTGGCAGCAGTTGCAAACAGCGTGGTATCGACTTCCGCAAGACCTGCAAAAATCTGGAGAGTAGGTCCAGAACCAAGATCAGCCGCCTTAATGCGAGCCTCGTAGTAGATTTTCGCATTGACGTTGGGAACGAAACTCGAAGCACCAACAGCACCGCCCAACTGGATTTGGACACCTTGATTGTTAGTCGATGCTGCTGAATCCAGCAGCAACACACCGCCCTTTGCGGCAGGATCAATAGCACCAGTACCGGTGGTGGCGTTTGTCAGCACCCAGCTTTTGCTGTCAGCGTCAAACGACAAGAAATCATCAATAAACCCAAAGCCTTCGCCAAGGCCACCACCCAGCACTTGCTGAAGCGGAGCTTGGTTCCAGATGTTGGGCGACAAGCCACGGTCAATCGAACCGGATTTGGCTTGCGGTTTGGTATATAAGTCACCCATTATAGGTTCC